AATTGTAGTTGCCGATGTCGACGGAGCGCGACAACTGGTAACTCCCAGCCGCCTGCGCCCCCAATGTCGCCCTCGCCGTGGCCGCATCTACCGCCGATTGTGTACCGTCCGCCGCAGCCTGCACCATGCGCGGTCCTGTACCGGACTGTCCGGCGACCTTGAAGTTGCCTGTCAGGTTGACATTGCGCTTCGTCGCTCCAGATCCGCCAAGGACGATCTCCGCTCCGAGTGCATTGCCAATAGTGACAGGGTCATCAAGCGCAGCGCCGGAAGAATCACGAGCACTAATCCGTAGGACGTCGTCATTGGTGTACGCCAGACGCCAGCGCGTGGTATTTGCGCCGTCCGCGAACTCGAGCGCGGCAAACTGGCCGGCTGTTTTGCGTATACGGGCAGATGCCACGCCGGCGACAGCCCCGTCGCCGAGAGTAATTGATCGAGTGACGTTTGCTGTTTTTTCGCACGTCATCCCCGCATCGTCGACAAGCTGTCCATTCGCCCCGACCGTGACGACTCGGTACTGCGTGAGGTTGGTCGCGGAAAGGCCGGGGAACGTCTCTGCGATATCATTGCGGGCCATTGTGGCATAATTTGTAGAGTTGAAGTATGCAACAAAACGAGCTAGAGTTGAGTTCCAACCGATTCGCCCTGCAAATTTGTCGGATTCGAGTTCTGCCGTGGTCTTTACAAGACCTTTGAATCTCACGTTTTGTAAAGTCATTATGCCACTCCAATCGAGTCATTTTTTTCGTCGCTTATACCATCTACCTGATCTTCCCATGTCGGGACAGATCCAGTCGGATCAATGGTATCTACAATCAAATTCGTCCCGGATGTGAGCGGAACCGGATCACCCATCACGATAATGGAGCGTTCCGCCGCCATCGGGTCCATGGACCACTCTACAATGGTGCCGTAGACCCACAAACCAGCCGTGTACCGCTTGTGCCTCAAGCGGACGCGCTGGCCTACAACGCATGATGCCGCCGCCGAGGTATCAGGGACTACGAGCGAATATAGCGGTTTTCGGCTTGCCATCCAGTCAAAACGGTTCATACCACGCCCAGGCCACAGGACGCGCGAAGCATCCTCGCCTACGTCTGGAAGCTCGAATACTGCGCTCTTCTGGTAGGTGTTGAGCTTGTATGATGCGTGGAACGCCGTATAAACATCAAGGGAACTCGAGAAGTCTCCGAATCCGGTCAAGTACTGGAGATAATTGCCAGCATTCAGAATCAACGGATCGGCAGAAACATCCGAGACATTCGACGAACTCCGATACCCGTCCGCCTGGGTCCAGTTCCATTTCACGTTAGGATTGTTGACAAGATCAAGGATGTCGGTCATGGAGACGCCCGTAAGCGACCCCTCGACTACATCGCTTGTGTCGATGGAAAGATCGTACTCGGTCGATCCAATACGCAAGAGCCAAGCCGTTGCCGTCTCTCGTCCAGTCTTGTCGTGGCCTACTACCCAGTTGAACTGTTGGCACAATGTCGCTACTCGGTCTGCAGAGTTCACGCGCTCGACAAGCGCCGAGGTGATCCGATCAGATCGAAGAGCTTGGAAGCTCGCGAAATCAACCGAATCCGCACCCAAGCCGAGGTCGCGGTAGTACATGTCCAACACGGCATCGCGAGCCAAGATTATTGGATCACCATTAGATACGCAAATAGGTAGCTCCGGCCACGCATCGGAGTAGGTGCGCCCGGAAGAGAGATCGAGCAGATAGGTCGAATCTGCCGGGATACTCCCATATAGGAAGGCGAACCCGGCTTCCCTCTCAATATATCGCCTGAACTTATCACTTGTAGCAATCAATGCGCGGAAAGACCCGTAAATAAACGACGAGTCAAGAGGCGTTTCTAACGTTACAATATTCCTCCCGGTTCCAGAGTCGTGGTGCCAGGATATTATTTTTCTCCAGTCCTCAAAAGAAGATTTCAAACCTTCATCTATTTTCAAAAATCTATCTTTGTAGTAAAAGCTTTTCCCGCGAGGGTCATTTGTTGACAGTGATAGAGTGAGTTTGATGTATTTACCAGTTAAATCGCCACCATATCCGGGAGGTATTGAAATATGTAGTGGATCGCCAACAGTGTAAATGGCATTCGGAACAATTGTTAATGATGTATCTGGTACAGCGTAAAACGCCCATGCGCTCCCGCTCCAATATGCGAACTCTCCAGCATGGGCAGAAAATGCCCCTGTAGGTGAGGAGCCGACCAAATACGGTAGCGTTGTGACGGGGGACGCCGGAGGCGTGTTTAGCGTCGCCTCAACAGTGAAATCAAGCACTGGCATTACGCCAATTCGGACTGATTCATAGGAATAAATACTACGTGGCAGATCCAACTTAACAGCAAATGCGGAAAAGTTGCCTTTCGTTCCGTCAATAGAACAAGCCGGGGTGTATGCATTGAAATCAATGATTGCATCACCGCTTATGTATTCGGAATCGCTTGACTCATCGTCTGGGATAACTGCCGTGTGATCGAAATATCTTGCCCGCCAAATCAGGCGCATCTTCTGAGCTGGATAATAGTCAAGTTCTTTGAAGCTGAATAGAGCGTATAGCTCCGGTTCTTCGCCATTGAAGTCCGGGACTTGATTGAATGTCATTTTTGCACGGCAAATTACATCTCCGCAATTATCCCCACCGCCCCCAGCCCATGGGACCGCCGAAACAGTCCTCCCGGTTTCGCCGGTCGTTATCCCGTCACTAAGAGCCGTTACTCCATACACCTCACTCGGCTTGACATAAGAGAGAGCGGCATAGTCTTCACCATTAACGAACTCTGCGGAAAGATCGCCGAACACAATTCCCGTGTTTGAAGTCTGCTCAAATGCGATGGGGAAATTTTTATTTCCTATTTCGTAGGAAATAGATGAAATTTCGCACTCATCGCCTGCCAGGACTTGCCCCCATGTGTCACGATTGAAGAACTCGAAAGAGCTTGTATTATCTGGTACAGTATCCCATGGGGTAGAAGTAATGATTTTGGCAGTAGCGTAGGTATTCCCGGCACCAGTTCGAAACAGTGCAATATCCGAAATAGACGAAATGAGTCTTACTTGCCCTTGCCCTTGCCCTCCAGATATACGGACGTACACATTCTTGGATTTATCATTTCCGTATGTATATTGATTTATCCAGAAATCATTCATCGTCATGTATACGGCAATGATCCATGACGGAGAAAGGGTCGTCCACCCGATGGTTGTAGTTGTTATTACGACAGCTTCACTTGCTCCGAATGATATGCCCGAAGTGCTCGGCACATTCATATAAACTTTTGCGTCTCCCCAAATGAATGAAGCATAATATGAATCAGAGTTGAACTGCAATGATGGAGACGAAAGTCTACCTACAGATCCATAAATAGACGGAACTGGTTTGCCTTCAATATCACTAATGAGCCCTGGGAACTCTTGTGATGTCAACGTCCGTGCCGGGATCATCTTGTGCCGAGTCGCTAAAATGTTCTCGACGCGCATTTCGATGTTCATGCCCTGAAATGTCGGATCGGCCACGACGCCAACCCACGAAAGGAGCATGTCATCGGCTGAAATAGCCTCTCCAATCTCTACCTTCGCGCCAACAAGAGAAGCGCCCGCCGACGTGAAAGGAGCGAACCATTTATCGTGGTTGGAAAGAGACATCTCGGTATCGAGCAATTGCCCGTAGTTGCCTCCCGTCACGATGTCCACGCGCTCGCCAAAGGCACCGCACGAAACGAAGTACTCCGGGCCCCAGCCCCACCCGCCTACGGGAGGATTGGCCGTTCCGAGCTTGGCGACACCGGAGACAAAAGGGCCGCCCGTGTAAAGGGGTTCCGGTGATAATGCGGCCAAGGTGATGCGGACAGCGATTTGCATATCTGCAATTTACTCCCGCGCGAGCGTGAATGTGAAGTCCCAGCGCTGCGGGGTCGGTTTTTGTACAGTCCAGTCAATCAGACGTACCGTAAATGGCCCGTCCCCCTTGGAAGGGCCAAACGGATACAGACCCACCGGGGGCGCGTAGGTGAAGCTCGACCCCCGTGTGTAGAGGCACCAATTGATGATGCTCGCCGCCGTGGTCGCGTCGAAGTTATCCGCTACCACCTGGCACGTCTGGCTTTCGGGGGATCGAGGCGTTACCACACTCCGCCCATCGTCTGTCATGTGGACAATGCTGGCAAACTCCCACGTCGGGGCTGCGTACTTCCTCCCGAACAATGCCGGGACACCAGCCGGAACGGTTGGCGTGTAGCCCTGTTGGAGGCGCATGGAGATGTCGAGACGCCACAGATTTGCCGTGATGCCGACTTTTCCGCCATTCTTCCAACTCGTAATTTTGACCGGGACGCCAGTCGCTCCGACAGGGATATGTGGTCCAAAAGGCAATACCCCATCGGGGGCGTAATATGTGATCGTCGCGTCCTTCTTGCTGTAGTAGAAGTTCTCCCAATTGGACAATACGGACGATGAGACATAGAGCGTTATGTCTGCATCGTGGGCGTCGTACTCGGCACCGTCGTCGATTGCTTTGTATATGCCCGATGGGAGCTTCTGCCATTCGAGAGAGGGCGAAATCTTCGGTTCATACCCGCGTTCTGGCGGAACAATGAAGTCGATTTCGGATCGCGCCGATGTCATTTTATGCGCCATTATAGCGCCCTCGACACGGTGCGCCGCCGCTCCTTGGTGCCCTGTTGAATGGCACGGACGATGTAACCAGCGTCGGACCTAGTCGTCCCTGCCGCGAAGTGGTAATGCACGTCCCCGCCTCCAGAGCCACTTCCAGTGCTCGAACGGTTGGGCATGATGGTACCCGAGGTCGAGGGCCGGAAAGGCTCGCCACCACCTCCATAGGCGTCCTCGTTGCGGCGGTAGGTCATGCCGGGGAAGACTGCACCGCCGGATGCACGGGCACCGAAGATGAAGGACGATGCTCCACCAAGTAGACCGCCGCCGCCAAATGCGGAGAAAATTCCGAAGATTGTTGCCTTCGCCGCCATCTCAAGAGCCATTTTAGTCACCATTTCTGAGAATGCGTCGTAAAGCGACGAGAACACGTCGCGGCCATTAACCCATATGTCTGCATAGGCGCTTTCCATCGTGGACGAGAGCGTGTTGGCATAGTGGATGGCAAGCTGGGAGCGCTTTTCCCATTCGGCCTGTTCTTGCCTAGTAATCCGTTCTTCGTTTTCCTTATAGGACGCGAATTTCTGCTTTTGGGTTGCGTTGAACGTCTTTTTCCAGTCGGCAAGAGATTCTTCCTGGTCTTTCCAGTATTTGTCGTCGGCGGACTTGTCTTCTTTAAGACGTGTTGCCGTCAACTTTTCAGCAAGCGCGGCACGATGCTCGACAAGCTCAGCATTCCGCCGATTAACTCGCTCGACTTCCATGTCGTCCATCTTGTCGCGGGCGGCGGCGATCTTCTTTGCGGCATCTTCTTCGGCTTTGATCTGTGCCGACGTTTTCTCTGTAATAGTTTTTGGAGCGGTCATGTAGGCGGCGTAAGATGCACCGGCTCCAGATTGTGATGTCTGCCCAATCAATGCCGCGTTTTTCGTTCTTCCGCCTTCTTGCATGTAATGCCTTATGAACTCGTTTTCCGTCTCGCCGAAAAGCACATCGCTCCAAGTATTACCCTCTCGACCGCGCATTTCTTGTGCAATCTTTTTTCGCTTTGCGGCCAATTCATTGCCTTCGGCAAGTTTTTCGATGAAGGTTGCAAGAAATCCGGTAGCCGCCTTGATTGAATCTGCATCACCAATGGATGCTTTTAACCGTAACCATGCATCACCAATATTGTCCATATTGTTGCGGATGGTCTCGCCTGGAGGCGGGAGCTTTGCGGCTGATTCTTCAATCCCCTTCAAGAGTTCTTGGACTGAATACTTTGCATTCAACGCTTTCGTATCTGTCGTCCCGAATGCGTCCATTATCAGAGCGCGGAAATTCGGGATAGACTCAGAAATTGTATTGATGTCTTCCGCCATCAATTTGCCCTTACCGAGCATTTGCTGAATTTGGACCATTGCCCGTCCGAATTCATCAGCGCCGCCACCCATTGATGCGTTTGCTTTTGCGATCGCTTCAATGATCGCCGTAGCTTCAGGGCCTGATTCCTTAAGCGCACGAAGTCCAGCGTATGCAGATGATGCTTGTTCGAGCCCCAAGCCTGGCTGTTTGGCTAGCTTTTGGAGCTTTTCCATTGCCTCCGCGCCAGCTTGAGCAGAGCCCTCAAAAGCATTCAGCCGCATGGTAATGGTGTCGTACTTTGCCGTGGCATCTACAACGGCCATTGTCGCATTCGCAACCGTTCCAAGCGCCTGCGAGACCATGTAGTACTTGGACGCGATGTTCGCCCAAGTCATCGAATTCTTTTCACCGGAACTCGTCAGCTTATCTACTTCTTCGCGGAGTCTCTTCTGCTCTGCAAGATATGTGGCACCCTCAGGGCTTTTATACGCCGCGATCTGTGCCCGAAGCTGGGCATTATTGCGTCCCAGGGACTCGTTCACGGCCTCGACAGACGGGAGCGCGGAGGACATCCCCATCCGCAACGAAGCACCCGCAGAAGTCCCCGCAGCGCCGATCTGCGTCAGATCGGCAATCATGCGCCGCGCCGCCGCCTCAAATTCATCCTTGAGGACGGCCCTGATTTCGAGTGTCGCGCTCATGATGCATTCCTTCTGGCGAGTCGCCGGTCATCGTGTCGTGCTTTCGCCCCGCCGAAATACTCGACGAGGCGCATCGCTCGGGCGGGCTGCCGAAACAACCCACCCGAGGCCGGGAGAACTCCGTTCCCCCAGGCGGCATAGAGCATGGAGACCGTCCGCGATAGAGGGGTGAAGTGTTCCCCAATCCCATCAAATCGCGTCACGACCTTACCCCCTTGTTGGACTACTTCATACTCTTGCCCGATGTATTCGCCTGTCTCAGTGTCAACGGCTGGCTCAGGGATCAGCCCCGAGGAGACCCCAGCCGCTACGTCAAAGACGCCTTTTCCTCTGGCGTGATCTCGATTCCCTTCTTGATCGCCTCGACAAGCTCGCCACGCAGGCGAGAGCCAAGGCAATCGGGGATCTTGGCCGCGACAGAGGGGAAGGCGATTGCCTTTCCGCTCGCTGTCCTGAAATTGTCCCACCCGGCCACGCAGGCCGAGAGAAGATCGAACTGAATGGACGCCATCCCGCTGTTTTCTGCCGCCTCCGTGAAGGCGTCAACCCATGCGGCCGCAAGCTCTTCAAGGCCTTCCTTCTGCTCGGTGGTGCGGTCCTCTTCCTTGACAGCCTGAAGGGTACGCATTGCCGCGACCTTCTCTTTGCCGAGAGCCTTCCGCGCTTCGTTGAACACCTTGGTTTCTTCAGAGTCCATGCGGTGATCCATCGCCGCATCGGGAGACTTCAGGCGGAAAACCGGCTGTGCCTCTTTCGGGAGGTCGCGAGCCGCCTTCGGAATGTACTCCCAAACCTCGTCAGGATCGATGCCAAACAGTGCCGGGGGAATGATGGTTCCCATGGTCTTACCACGCTTTCAGGTTGTCGAGAAACGCCTTTCGGTCGTCCTCGTTGGTGATGCCCAGCCCGTCGGCCACGCTTTCGGGCGTGAACCCACGGTGAGGGCCGTATGGGAAGCGGTCGCCAACGTAGACGAACTTCCCAGGGATGCTCGAAGCCGCCACGGGGACGGCCTCGGGAGTCTCTTCGATCTTTGCCGCCTTGCCCATCAGTCGAACACGATGGTGCAAGCATCGTCCCCGTTGCCCGTGACGCTGGAGCGGTTGGCGTGGAATGTGGTTCCCCACGTCGACGTGACGCCGCGTGCGTCGTCGCTCATGGAGTCCTTTTGCGCCCTGGCGAAATTGATCTTGATGCGCTTTCCGGCGGTGGATCCCCAGGTCGCGGCAATCGCGCCCGTGGTCCCCTTGAAAAGCTGGTCAAGCGTGGCCTGGCTTGCGGCGGTCATCTTGGCGGGATCCATCGTCAGTGTGGGACGGCTCGAAGCTGCGATGCGCTTGAGGTATCCAGTAGCGTCGGAAAGGTCCGTTTCCCATTCGGTCTGAAGGCCGCGATCAAAGCTGACGTTGTTCGCCTGGACGCTCACGCCGCCGTCGGTGATCGTGGTCGACCGGAGCTGTGGCCGGTTGGCAACCGCGTCGTCGTAGACCACCGATGCCACGGGCGGCGAGTCCACGTCGGGCGTGGCAATGGCCTTGCCCGTGAAGGTGTAGGAGAACTGCGAGGGCTTGCCGACGGAATCGGTTGTGATCGTGACGGACCCGAGGCAACCACCCAAGATGATCCGGCGCGATGCGGTACCGGCGTCGTTGATGATCTCAATGCCGATTGTGATGGTGGGGCAGGCGTCCGAATCGACCGTGTAGGTCACGGACACGCCAGCGGATACCGTCTCGGTCAGGCCGCACGACTTGAGCAGGAGACCATAGGCAGGAGCGGTGCCAGCGGCCAGGGTGTAGCCGACGTGGTTGAACGTGCAGGTGTAGGACTCGCCCCAGCAAACCGAGTCGATGGAGTCGAAGGTCAGGCCGTCGGGGTTCCGGTCCATGTTCTGGACGGTCGGGGTGACCTTGAGATCGGAGACTGGAATCTTTCCGTTGGCCAGGACAAACAGGGACGCGGCGGCGATTGGCGTTCCCGGAGTCGCTTCGACCATCGTAAAGAGCCGACGCCGCTTGTGGTGAAAGATGGACATGGTGCGATCTCCTTATGGAAGGTTTGCGTCGAATTCGGTGTTGGTGGTCATGTTGTTGATGATGGACTGGACCTCAATGGAGAACGTCACGCCGACCCAGGCGAGCGACCCCGCCGCTTGGTCTTGCGCCTTCCCCATGTCGGCACCGAGGACCGTCGTGGTGTTGCACGTCCCGCCGTTGGACCGTTCGCGCATGACGGCCCGGCGGATGTCCGAGATCAGCGCAAGCCCTTGATTCCGCCAGGAATCGAAGTTGTCGCACGGCATGACGGCTTCGACAATCACGGGAATGGTGTCCTTGGCGAAGTCGAACGGCTCATCTGTCAGTGTCTCGACACCATCCCCGATGTACGCGATCAGCTGCGGCCATGCGGATCCTGTCGGGATACTCCCATCCACGCGCATTGCTCGAACTTGTGCCGGGGTGATCGTGAAGTTGTAGCCGTTCTGAACAGTGCAGGCACCCAGCCGTGAGGCCATGTAATCCACGGCACGTTCTACCTGCGTCTGATTGTAGGTGTAGGTCGTGGTCGCGGTGCTGGCGTCCTGTGCCGTCAGGACCACGGCGACCGATGCCGTTCCGGTCCACACGATGCCGTTGCCGTCGTTTCTCTGCGGGATCGTGGCCGTGACGGACGTTGCCGACCACGTTCCAATGGTCGCGGTACGGCCTTCGACGGTGACTGTTCCAGATGCGCCAAAACCGCTCCCGGTGATCGTGACGACCTGACCGCCAAACGGTGACCCTTTGGCCGGAGTCATGCCTGTGATCGTCGCGGCCATCAGATCGCCCCAATCATGGCGCTTGCCACGTCGTCAAGGCGCTGGACAAGGCGAGGGGTTGACTGATTCCATAGGGCTGTCGCACCCATGCGGCCGGGGACGTTCACAGACTTCTTGAGGACGAACAACGGCTCGATTCGCTCGTTGCGCTGGAAAGATGCGCCCTTGTACCCCGCGCCGCCGATGTGCCGCGTCTGCTGTGCAGTCCTCTTCCGAACAACTGGACGCCCGAAGAAAACACCCTTTGCGAAGAACCCGCCCCGGTTGATTGCTTCGGTAGGGGTGATTCGCGCCACGCCTTCCGGTGTCAGGTTACCCGCAATGGGGATCCACAGATATTTAGACCGCTTCGGCTTAACGACGCCGCCGAACTCCTGAAGGTCGGCGTACTCTGCTCCCGGTCCTTCAGGCTGGACGTCGAGAACTACGGCATTCAAGAGAACGGAGTCGGTCACCTTGGACTTGAAGGACCGCGCAAGGTTGCCAGTCCGGCGATTCACGCCAGGGCGACCACTGAGGCGCTTCGATACGAGTTCGGAAATCCATTCCTGCCCAAAGCGATTCATCTCGCCAGAGGCACCACGGCGGAACTTCGGGCCGAAGTCGCGCAGGGCAGTCGAGACGTTCTCGGTGATGGTGATGTCAGAGCCGCCGATCATGCGAAAGCCCACTGGTGCCGGAGCGGGAGGAGCATGGCCACGACGGAATCGAGCAGGTCGTAATCCCCTACCCACTGAGTCGATCCGCCGCCAAGGTCGGTCGAGGTGCGCCCGAGGGACTTGTGCCGTCCCCACAGATACGCCACCTGGAGCGTCGCGGCCTGGTCGAGCACAGGGTACTTTGCCTGCAGATCCGCCGTATCAGTCCCCATGCCGCCCGTGTAGACGACTTCGAGCATCCCGTCGGGGCCGCGATAGTCGGGGATCAGGATGGATCCACCGTCAGGGGAAAGCTCGTAGCTGGTGGACGACAGCGTGACCCCGTCGCGGGAGAACATGCCAGACGACGAATACCGTATGCTTGTGATCGAGGTTGCCGGGCCGTTGTAGATCGTGAAGACGCCAGTCATGGGACATGCCCGGCGCTCCGTTTTGCTCTCGGTCTTCACGGTCCTGTTCAAAGCATTCTCAAGCGTGGCCGAAACCGACGTGATCATGGTTTGAAGTGTCGCGTCGTTGACGGTCGTCTCGGTTGGGATGTCGAGATACTTCTTGACGCGAGCCAGGGTCGTGAAGTCGACGGCCATTACTCGGCCTTGCCCTTCTTGGGCTTCTCAATCTTCGCGGGGGTGTCGATCAATACTTCGCCGAACGATTCTGCCTCGACGGCGTGCTCGTTGGGGATCTCGGCCAGGCCATCCGCGCCAGACTTGTACTCTTCGCCGCCGAAGCTGACGGAACTGTTGGGAGCGATCTTGAGGAAAGCCATTTTCGCACCTATTGAGTAGAGGGTGAAAAGAGGGGGAGTGATGGGCTCCCCCTCCCGGTTCATCAGGTTCCGTCCGCCTTGCCCGTCGCCACGTTGGTGATCAGACCGAACGCGGGCGGGAAGTAGTTGGCCAGTACCTGCTCGGAGTAGACGCCGATGGGGTAGGTACGGCTGGTCTGCGGGAACTGGATCGAGTAGTAGTCACGGCGGGTCTTGACTTCCAGGGGTGCGTCCACGTTGCTGAACTGGTACGGGATCCGGGTCGAGCGGAACAGGATCCAGGACGAGGGCATGTAGGGGTGTACGTTGATCTTGATGATGTCGCCAGTGACCGGGTTCTGGTAGGATCCGACGCGGCGGGACATGATCAGATCGGACGTGACGCCCTGGGCCGTGGCCGAATCCGTGAGACGGATCAGAGGCGCGGAGCCATTGGCAAGCATCAGCTTGTTCATGACTGTGAACATCTGGCCGGAAACCCAGATCTCGTCGGGGCCGAGCTTGTAGTTGTTCCAGAAGGACTCGAGGGCCGTGTCGATCTCGGTGATGCCAGCGGCACCGTTCGAGGTAAGCATGGTTCCGGTTCCGGCCGTGCCAGTCGCGAGCTTGAGCGTGTAAGCGCCCGAACCGCTCTTGAAGCACTGCGTTGCCAGGCCGTCGAACGAAAGAGTCTCCTGCGAGTTGTCCGAGGTGAACAGCGAGCCCGCGTTCTGGTTGCCGGAGTCGGGCAGGGCCGTGATGACCACCGAGTTGATCGTGGTGATCGCGACGAGCTTGGTCTGTCCAGTTGCACCGATGTACCAGGCATAGCCAGCCGCTCCGGAGACCGCCGCGACGGTAGCCTTCACGACCTGAGCAGATCCGCCGCCGTTGAGGGTGATGGTCGCTTCCGCCGACTTCTGCGCTGCGCCGCCCTTGATCGTGACGTTGGTGCCGTCAGCATTGGTGCGGGTCGCGGGCACGGGGACGCCAGTCGCGCCGACGGACGAGTTGCGCCATGCCTGGTGGGTCAGAGCCACACAGACGACGTAGACTGCGCCATCCGACAGACCACCGCCCGTTGCCGCCTGAGCCAGGGAGGGGGTAGGCGTGGTGCCGAGAGCGACGGAGTTGTTGCCGCCGAGCAAGATCTTCTCCTCCTCGACCATCGTGCCGCGAAGAAGTCCTTCGGTCATGCGAGCAAGCATGTCGTCGAATCCTTCGGCGGCGCTCCGGGCCTCGTAGGTCAGGGAGTCGTCAAGGCCGATGGTCTTGTACGACGCGGTGACATCTTCGGACGTGGTGGTCACGGACGCGCCGCGCTGGCCTTCGCCGACCAGGCCAACGGCTCCGGCGGTGTTCAGACCACGAATCGAACGCCACTGGGTCGAAAGGCCACCCTCGCCCTGAACGCGGGGAATCGAGTTGCGGAGGGGCGTCAGGACCGGGTACAGCTTCTTCGCCGGGGCCTGGAGGTCAATGTTGACCAGGTTGTTGGAGGTGGTGATCGACTTCCGGAGTTCGGAGCCTTCGCCCATCGCCTTCTTGAGATCGTCGAGAGTATCCTGAGTGCTCATGGTGTTTCCTTATCGGTGAATGGTTGCGGTCGTGAGTTGTGCGAGCTTGATGGACGCGCGGACGGCATCAGGTCCGTCGCCTTCTGCGGCCTTTCGCAATTCCTCGACATCCTTGTCGGCCTTCGCCATCTCGGAATCTTCGGTCTTGTCAAGCGCGCGCAGGTTGGGGGCAGGCTTCGCCGCGACGGGCGCGACGGGTGCCGACTTCATGAGGGTTTCGAGGGGGCGGACGGCATCTGCCACGGCGCGGCGGATCATGTCCTCCATATCGGGCGTTGCGGCCTTCTCTAGGTCGTCGATGTCGTCGGCCTTGTCTGCCTCTTCGTTGTCTTCCTTGCCGTAGGTATCGAGATACGCCTTGCACATCGCGGCCATCTCGTCAGCGTGGGCCTTGAGCTTGGTCCTCATGGCCTTCTGTCCGGTGCGTGCGGCCTTTTCGAGGTCGCCAGTGGTGTCGGCCTTCTCGGTCGCTTCGGCAACGGCTCCAGCGGCCTCGGAAGCGACGGCAATAGCGCCGCCAGCCTTGAGTTCGGCCAACTGCTCGCCGATGTACTGCTCTGTGAGTTCGGCCAGCATCCCGAGGCACGTCTTGAGATCTTCAGGGACCACCGAAGCATCGCCTTCGCGAAGTTTTTCGTCGGCCAGCATCATCTGGAGCCAGCGGGCATCGTCAAGGAGGTCAAGGAATCGCTTCCCCTCCCAAAGCCCCTTCTTCAATTCCTGTCCCGGTGCTTCCACCGGGGGCGTATTCTCTGCCATGTTCTCTCCTTGGTGAAATGCACGTTGTTCCGTGGTGCCGTCGGCCTTTTGGACCTCGAAGAATCCAGCCGTCGGGACGCAAGGGCGATCCACCAGCGACACCTCGGAAGGTGCCGCCGTGTACCGCACAATTGCCTTCCCGGACGCCGTGGTGAGGCTCGGATCGTTCCACTTCTTCGCGTAGCTTCCGCCCATAGAAAAGCCCGTGTAGACGCCCTCTTGGACCTTCTTCCAATCCCCATCGTCCACGACCTTGACCACGATGTCTACGGACTTGCTGGAGTCGTCAAACTCGATATCTACGACCTTGCCAGCGGCGGAATCCTTGCGGTGTTGGGAGCGGACGTTGCCCTTGGAGAGCCCGCCCGAAGCCGTCTCAGCCTCAAGCGACCACGCCTCAATGAGCGGCTTCGACGTGTCGTAGTCCATGATCTCGCCGGATCGGTCGATCACTTCCTGAGTCGCGCGGCCATAGACCAGGCGCTTTTCCTCGTCCACCTTCCGGAGCTGGAAAAATGTGTCCATCACGGGGTTTCCTCCTTGAGGACGGGGATTGTACGGCATCGGCAATGCTGATGCCCTGGGGCGTGAACCGTCCCTGTGCTCTCGAATGTCGCTTCCAACGGGATCGCGCCTTCGGCCTCAGCACCAATGCACCGAGGACACATGTCGCCGCCGTGCGCCGTGCTCCACTTCTTGCGGTCCACCACGCCCGAAGCGCGGTAGTAGACCATGGAACCCTCTTCCTGGGCTTCCGCGATCTCAGTGCGTGCGATGTTGTTCGCGCGCGCCACGCTGAACGCATCATGCGTTCGGATGGCCTCGGCCAGCTTGACAGAGGTCCAACCCTCTTCAACGGCCTTGGCGACCTGCCCACGCAGGGCATCGCGCATCGCGTCGGAGATCTGGTAGGTGCTGTTCGGGTTCGGGACGAGCTTACCGTCAACCCACTTCATGCCGACGAGCCATGCGGAACGGTTCTTGGCCCACTGTGCGGCGGGCGTCTCAACGTCGAGCGGGTTGGGCAGACCTTCGGCCTTCCCGGCCAGTTCGGCGGCACCATCGGACACGCCACGCAGGGCCGCGCCCTTGATCGACGGGCCGACGGCTTTGGCGAATGCCTTGCGCTCCCGCTCGGTCATGAGTTCTGGCAACGGAGTCCCAGTCAAAGCCTCCTCGCCAGCCTTGACAGCACGCTCCTTGGACTTCTCAAGGAACGGCACGATAGCCCCAGCAAAAGTCACCTCATCGGCGCTCATGGCTGGTTCCGGGTTTGTTTCGTCGGCTTTGGCCAGCTTTTTGACGCTCTGAGGCTCAGACGCAACCGCGACAGGTTCCGCGACTTCGTGCTTTTCGATCCCAAGCATTTCCTGGGCGATCTCAACCGATATGATCCCGGCTTGCTTGAGCTGGACCACTCGCGCGACCTTCTTGTCGGCTGGCTCCATCGCGGCCATGTCCCACGAGAATTCGTAGCCGTCCATCCCGAGGTGCTTCTGGATCAACTCGTCAACGAACGTCTTCGCCCATTCTAGGAGCGGGGCGGTTCCCTCTTCCTTGGACTGCTCAAGGGCGGATTCAGCCGTCGCCCGGTTGACTTCCTTGACGAACGGCGAAGGGGGGACGGAGAAGGCGTAGCAAATGATCCTGGCAAGCCATTCGTCGAACTCGTTCTTGATGATGGCTTCGGTCTTGAACTGGTGGACGTCGCCGCCGCCAGGAATGAACGTCACCCCGGAACGCCTCCCGAGGTTGCCGGAAAGTTTGGCATCAAAGACTTCCTGGAATGCCTTGATCTGGTCAGGGTTCCAGTTCTCCGGGACTTCGGCTAGGACTTCGGGAAGGGATCCAGTCGTAAAGAATACCAACTGCTGGGTCATCCGACGCAAGCCAATGTTTACCGTCGTTAGGATCTGCTCAACAGGGGAGTATCCGTAACCCTTATGGGGGCGCGGGTTTCGGGGGCGATAGACCAATTCGTCCTCAGTATACCTAGCCGCCGGGACACCCTTCAGGATGGCCTGGTATGCCTCGAACGGAGCGCGTGGGGTGCGTCCCGTCTGGTCAATCAGCGGCTTGATCGTGGTTCCATCGATCACTTCGAAGACGGGGAGCTTGCCCGAGCGGTTGACGTAGACCGTGGGAGCGTCTACGACCATCACGTCCTCAAGGAGCATCCGAAGCCAGGTGTGAAACGGCTGACGTCCGTCTGGAAACGCCATGTGCGCCCGGATCTTTTCGGCCACGGGATCGATCTTGCCGTCTTTGCGCTTGATGGCCCACGGGAAGCGGCCAATCTGGTCCTTGCGCGTCTCGATCACTAGGCGCAGAATGTCGTGAGCGTCTGCCAGGGCGCGGAGTTGCTGGAATGTCGTTGCCGCTCCGTCGTTGGACTTCGGGGTGTACGACATGTTGACGGCGACCGGGAAATCCCTGGAGCGCCCCTCAACAGCAGACTGCGGCGCGACGGTCTGGAGAGGCTGGGCGGGGCCGAACCAGTCGGGAGTCTTGCCAGTCACCAGCCACGAAACCGCACCGGATACGCGCTGGATCAATCCAACGTCAATCGCGGTTCCTGCACCTGCTGGGCGTTGTCCATCTGCCATGTGGATAGAATCTAGTCAATCCACACGATATTCACAACATATTCACCAACTTGTATACACGATATCGACATTTATCAACACGATATGAACACTCAAAGCATGTTCTCGTAGAACGCAACAATGCCGAAATTGTTTTCTGCCAGGTAAGTGAACGCCCGCGCCAGTGCATCAAGCTGGTCGTCATGCACCTGCCCGTCCGTTTCCATCTCGTCAATCAGCGCCCGGTTCCACGCCCCCCGGACCATCCGGACATTCCCGCCGTTGACCTGTGAGGCGAACGGCTCCCACCGCGTCCGCTTTGCTCCCGTCTCCGGCGAGGTCTTGAAGATCCACCCAGCGAAGTCCCTGACCATGCTTTGCGCCTGGTCCTTGCCTGCCTGCCCTGGGTCTTGCGGCCAGGAGATCGGTACCGACTTCCCGTCGATCTGTGCCGTCTGCTTGGCCAGGGCGCGGGGTTCACCCGTCTGCTTCCGGACAATGTCCACGATCCAATAGACGCCGTCCTTATCGCGTCCGAGCAGTGCGCCAACGGTCGGGTCACCGCCTCCCTCGGTCGCTCCGGCGTCCCAGCCCCGGCACATCTGGAGGCCAGCGGGGGCGGTTTCTTCGATCTGGATGCGCTCTTGGTGCCAGTTGCCGCCCTCGCGCGGGATTGGCCGTTGCTGGTGCTGTCCAGCGAACCCGAACGACTGGAGAAGCCTTTCCTCTCGAGCGACCACATCGGCGGGGAAGCGTTCGGGGAACAAGAGTTCCCCATCCTCGGTTCGCGGGTCCGCTGGATGCTTCTGTGGGTCGTTCGCCTCAAACCGTTGCCGAATCACCACATGCGTCCATGAATCGCCGTCCACGTCCATGATGCGCCCGGTGAGGTCTTGCATGTGGGTGCGCTGTTGGATTAGGCATGTCGCACCGGTACGCATGTCCTTGAGTCGGTTCTGGAAGGTCAGCGCATAGGCATCCCACACGGCGGCAAG